GAGATCTAGACATCTTATGTCTTTCAATCACATATTGTGCCTCATCCATGTTGTTAGCATCAGGGTCAGGATAAAAGTTCCAAACAGATACATGTGATGTTGAAGGAACTGTTTTAAATGCAGGATTATATTCACCTTGGTCATCCCAATTAGGATACTCCTTATCTATAGCAAAAGGTCCTTTCATAACACCTGTGCCAAACAAAGACATCTCAAAAGCAGTGCTTCTTAGTTGTTTAGTAGCACCTGACTCTTGCAATTGATCCATAATCTTTTGTTCCATGTTTTTAGCTGCAACCATAGCAGGACTAAATGTAACTGCAGTAGGTGTTTTACCTGTTTCTTCTTTTAAATTATCAATGCCCTCTAGTTTTTCTTGAAGAGGTCCAAGATTTTCAAGTAAACTTTTTTCAGTCGCACCTTTTGGAAAATCCATTCCATCGCCTTCAAAGCCATACGGAGAAGTCTCTTGACCCCTGCCACGCAACTCTTCAGGTTCTTTCGGGTCAAAACTGACATCCTTCGCCACACCTTCTGGTAACATTGTTGGCTCAACACTAATAGGAAATTTGTTACCTGCAAATAGCACGTCAACAATTTGTCCGTAAGCTGCGAGAGTTTTAGTTTTCGTAACTTTGATAAAAACTCTTGACTTTTCTGCTTCAGTAAATTGTACATCGCTTCCATATATCCCCCTATAGTTGGTGTAAGAACGTAACCATCGTTCCTCATCATTTCTTCTGTAATCCTCTGCTCTATCATATCTTTCTTGTACAAAAGGTATTATACCATTTACACCTGTATCCGATAGTTCAGAATCATCCGTATCATCTAATGCTATTGCATCATCTTCAATCATAATTTCATTGTTTTCTTCTGCCATATTAATATCCAAAAGTTGAGTCTGCTATTGGCATACCTTGAGAAGGTCTACCCACAGGGTCATAGTCAAATATACTAAATCTAGGTCTTGACATAATACCATATCTTAATGCATCATAGATATGATCTTCGGCTTTGGTATCCACGTCTTCAGGATTCCTTTTATCTAGAGGTATTGCAGGTATCTGTGATATAGTATTTGTACACGTGTTAAAGAACACCATTCTTGGTTGTTCTGTAAACTCATCTACTTGTAGTCTTCTATGTACTTCGTTTTTACCTGCAACACGACTACCCTTACTTCTATCTGAAGGTCTCCAACGACACCCTCGTTGTATCATCTGTTCAGCAAGAGAAGGACCAGTATCACCCCTCCTGTGCCAAAGAGAACTGTCCAAAACACCATACTTAATATTTCCATCATCAGCTTCTAGTTCTAGTATCATATCTGCCAAATCTGTGGCAAGGACTTTGCTAACGTACAACTCTCTATATATAATAATCTGTTCATCTGGAGAAACAGCAAACCACAACACCCCACTATAAGAGCCATAACCATAGTCACAAGCACGAAATTTAACCCAATTTCTTGGAATGTCAAAAGGTTCAATAACGTGAATATCCCTATTAAACTCAGAGAAAGCAGCACCTTCTTTAATATCCCAATCACCTTCAAGCAACTGCTTTCGTTGGTGTTCAGGGAGGGATAGAAGCATCGCTTCATAATCTCCTTGAGCCGACAGATATGGATTATCAGATAATCTAGCAGGTATGAATCTTCGTTGAAATAGTGCTTGACCTGCTTTTTCGTGATTGCTAGGATATTGCAAAACCTGTCCTGTCTCAATATTTGTGGCATCAAAGTTCTTTCCATAAGGTGCAGGGTCAATAAACATTCTTTTGACCCACTGATGTCCCGGACCTCCGGGGTTCGTTGTTGCTCTCATATAGACAGGTAAATCAGGAGCAGTAGAACGAAGTCTTGACCTCATGTAGTTCCACGCATAAGGAGTTGCCCATTGCGTCAATTCATCAAAGCCTATCCAACTAAAGGCTAAACCTTGATATCTTAGAACATCATCATCTCTATCTAGATATGACATCCAAAGTCTAGCACCTGATGGTGCTTCCCATTGCATCTTTCTTTCCGACCACTTGATCCCCTTCCATATTTGAGGATATAGTTCTTTTGACTTAAATATAAGTTCTCGTAATTCTTCTGTTGTATGTCTTAATAATAATCCACTAAATGATGGATGACCCATATAACGTAGTGGGTCTGCTAACATAGCATATGACTTACCACCACCTGCACTACCACCATACAATACTTCTCGTTCACTCGCTGCAAGAAACTCTGTTTGAGGTCCTTCATTAGGTTTAAAGATGATCTTCTGTTCTTCTATAGGAACTTGTTCAATATCATCTATTATTTTTATTTTAGGCTTTTGCTCCTGTTCTGCCTTCTTCAATCTCTTTTGCCTTTTGGATTGCTTTCTCGGCATACTCGGACCATTTTCTAAGAGTTCTAGCTTTGTTCTTACGTTGTTGCTCATGCATTAATCTTTTTCTTAATCCCACGTGAGATATAGTTCTTCCTGTTTTAGTAGTTAGCCAATTAGCTACCTCACGATATGAATATTGATTTACATATTTTCTAGCTAACTCTATAGCTTCTAACTCGTAAGGCACAGGATCAAGTAAGTCACTATCCTCTTCATTAAGTTTATAACCAAAAGGTATAGTCCTTGCTATACGTGGTATCTGTATCCAATCTTTTTGTTCTTCGTCTTTTAAATCGGTTGGTTGTGGTAACTTCCACTTTCCTAAACTTCTATCCATTTTCCTTTTTTGGTGGTAATAACATCACTCCACCTGATGCTTCCACCTGCACCTTTTCTGTTTTAGTCAAACCTACTCTGTCTAATAATTCTTTAGCAGCAGATAATCTATCTCTTATACCGAGTTGTGTAGGTTCATCAACTCCACTCACCATAGCCACTGCTGCCTTCGGAGCATTCCTACTCATAAACATTTGAGTAGCTTCCATGATTTCATCTTTCATTGATGCAACAATAGAGGAAGTTGCAGAGTGCTCAGAATATCCTGCTAATAGTTTTGCTTGTACAACATCACCATTAGCTTCTTCAAATAAAACTTCTAGAAACTTTTTTTGTCTTTCAGTTAATTCTCTTTTTGTCAATGTGGTATTCCTTGTGTTACAACTCTATCTATAAGACGTTGTGCTCTGTTAGTTGTCTGTTTGTACCAACGTGAGTCTTCCATCTGATTTGCCATTTCTTGATAGTCTTCTGCTTCTACTGCAGCTATCATCTTCTTAAATTTAGATAAACGAGGTTTTCCGAGTTGAAATGACATGTTTATTAATACGTGTTGTATATCTTCAGGGAGCTTATCAAAAGCACTGAATATAGTTTGACAGTCTTGTATTGCAACTTGTACATCACTTAAAAACCAATCGTGTACTTGTTGTTCAGGTACAGGATATCCTACAGGTTTACCATAGTAATCTACATCCCATTCTGTTATAAGATGCCCTATCCCCCCAGTCAAATGATTTTCTGAGCAATAGTACAATTCATACTTTACACCCTCATCTGCCTCAATTTCTTCTCTTAAAGTATTTATATTCATCGTCTAAGTCCTAGTTCCAGTTGTTTCTTACGTATCTCTTTGACGTGTAAGTGCCAAAAATAGTTACCTATTTTACATATTATACTTGATAATTTTAAAAATGTCAATGCTTTTATACTCATGTTATTCCTATTGATAATATGGAGCGACTGTGGAATTAGGGTCTTCTATACCTTCAACTGCTAACACTTCAGGTATATAATGTTTTAACATATTTTCTATTCCCATTTTTAATGTTTGTGTTGACATGGCACATCCACTACAAGCACCACTTAAAAATATTGTAGCTACACCATCTTTAAATGATTGTAACTTAACGTGACCACCATGCATCTGAACACTAGGTAGTATGTAATCTTCTATTATTTTATTTATTGCAGATACTGTGTCTTGCATTATTTCTTCTTTAACATCTTTGCTGCTTGTCCTACACCTTTAATACCAAAAGATGCAGATATGGCTATATATAATAGATACTGATACCAATCAGGAAGTGTTGCTAGTATCTCAAAACCCTCTTTTACATATTCTCTCATACCGGGTATGAATACTAAAATTGCAGGAGCTAATAGCACCACTAAGGCAAACTCGTCTTTCCAACTATCCACTGTAGCATCTGCCATCTTGCCTTCCCACTCAACCTGACCTGTTGCAACTTTTTCTGCAACAGTAGCACGAGCTTTTGCCTCTGCAACTTTAGCTTGTCCATCTGCCTTTGTTTTTTCTATTTTGTTTTGAAACCACGTTCCTGCGAGATTTGCGATTGGTCCTATTAGTGCTTGTATCATTTTTTAACTTCTCTTTTATTCTTTCCTGTTTTAATTTTTCTTTTAACTTAGCTGTATCTACGAAATCTTGATGTTTTCTTTGCAATCTTTTTGGGCTGTTTAGATACCTGTTTACCTGCTCTAGTTGCTTTGCGTTTAGCAGCCGAAGAACGGGCATATTCACTGGGCGAAAGAGCCTTAATCGCTTTTTCAGGTAAGTAACGCTCACCAGTTGCTTTACTCCCTTGTGTACTAGGTTTACCAGATTTTGTTCGCCATTTTTGTTTTGTCCACGCAACTAGTGACCTCTGTGATTTTTTTAATGCCATTATAGTTTACCCATCCATTTTGCTAATAGCCATGCTAGTATTCCTGCAAAGAATAGTATGAAGATAAATGCTATTCCATATCCTGCATATTCTATTAACTCTTGTCTACGTTTCTCTGCCATCTTTTCTGCATATCGTCTAGACTTTCTAGCCTCGGCTTGAAACCTTTGCCAATCTTGCCAAAGTCCGGGTCTGCCTAGATAAATCATTATCTTTTTGAGTTCTTCCTCTTTCTCTCTTATCTGCTCAAGAGCCATGAACTCTTCTAAATCTGATCCACCACCACTAGCTTTTTTCTTGTTTGCTTTCTTTTCTAACTGCTCTTTTGAGAATACAAAGTCTGATATCTGTTTTACACAACCTGAAAGTTCTTTTCCGTTTGACACGAAATTTTTTATTATTCCAAAAGCAGCATTCGCTGCAGCTAGTTCTGCTAACATTTTATTTCCTTATAGGTTTGCAATATGCAGTTATTCGTTGATTTCCATCCTCTGTTGGTATAGCTGGTTGGTTATGCAGACGTTCTGCAAAGTATAGACATTTATCAATATCTTCAAATCTTTGGGTTTGGTTTATAACTCTTGTGTCAATCATAAACACAAGAAGAAACTCTATCATACAGGTACTCCCTGCACCTCATCATCTTCTTCGTGACACTCACAGTTGCATTCGTCACAATCACAATTATAACATTCACAAGTATCACATCTTTTTCTTTTTTCGTTCATTTGCTTTTTTTAAACTTTCTTTTGCTTTTTTAAATATTGCGACAACCTCAGTCTTGCCCATCACTTTAGCTCTTTGCTCACCGACTGTAAGTATCTGTATCTTTCTCGCATATGGTTTATTGATCTTTTTAACTTTTGCAACTGTGGCTCTTGCGTCTGTTGGAGTGGCAAATTTGATGCTAACTGTGTCTTTAGGGTTTTCATCCGTATACAGTCTTCTGCCGCTACCCTTTGGTTTTTTACCTGTGCCAACTTTAGGATCTCTTTTTTTTCTTGACAACTTTCTTGTATCCCTTCTTTTGGTCTTTCATAATCTTTGTCAAAGTTTTAGCTTGACTAGCATGAGCCTTAGACGCTTTTTTTAATTTACCTATAACTTTATTTAGTGGCTTTGTATAGTGTGGCATTAATTTCTATAGCCTCCACCTGCTTTCTTATAGGCTTTAGCCATCATTTGAGCTTTACGTGCAGACCATTGTCCGGGTCTACCACCTTTACCCCCTGCTTTTATTCTGTTGAATATTCTTTTACGCAGAGTAGGTTTTGTGTAGTTACCTGCTTTGTTTACTGTGCTTTTACTTTTTCTTTTTATTGCCATTTTTCTTTGCCTTTGAAGGTAACAATCCCTTATTCACTGCACGTGCTCGTTCAGAAAAGCCAAGTTTTTGTTTATTTCTTAGCTTTCTTCTTATTGTTTTTAGTTTTGCCACCATCGGAATATAGATTGTTAAATGTTGTAAAAGGGTCTAGATAGGACTCATGTGCCTCTGCAGAGTGTATCCACTGTGAAGGAGCAAAGTCAGGAGCACCTTCTCCTGTAACCCATAATGCAGGACTTGTCGCTCTTACTCTATTGTTTGGTAATGCTACAATGTTACCTGTCCACTTACCTGCGTCTAACAAATACATCACATGTGATTGTTTATGTTGTGCAGGATCATCTGCTATATCGCTATCTGTATAGTCTACTGTGAATAAATATTTCGCAGTATAAAATGCATTGTCTATTTTACAGAGCCATGGGGAAGAACTGACCCTATCCATAACAATGACACTATGGTTTCTAGCTTCACAGTCCCATGGTTGACATAAATGGTCTTCCATGGGTTCTGCCCATTCATCTACAGGTATATCTGCTACAAGTGCCTGTATCGGCATTCTTGCCCACATTGCACCACCATGTACATTATCGTCTTCTGTACAACCTGTGAATACAACTTGGAAGCTCAATGACCTATCGGGTATGGTATTGACTGCAAAAGCTAACGCATGAAGGAACTCACCATGATATTGTTGGTGATTACAAGTGAACTCTCTTCGCACCCAACACTTGAAGTGTGGGATGTTACTAATGAGGTAAGACATTATCTACGTCTAGCTGCTCCACCTCTAGCCATCATTTTGGACTTTTTCTTTGCTGCCCCACCATACATCATTTTCATTTTCTTTGGAGCACCACCTTTAGCCATCATCTTTGACTTTTTCTTCGCAGCACCACCCTTATTCATCATTTTAGATTTCTTTTTACCATGCATCGGCATATCTTGTTTCTCCTTCTATGCAGTTCTATGAAGTTTACCTGCAGTCCTAGTTCTGCGATAACTTCTATTCTTACTCTGTCTTTGTACAGTAAGATTCTTGGGTCTATTGTCTCTAGGATTCCCATTCTTATGGGAGACATCTTTTTTATCTCCCTTAGTCACTTTACCTTTTTTTATCATGATACGTCTAGCTGCGTTTCTACTAGCTCTGTCTTTTTTCTGTTTCTGTTGCTTTTGATATTTTCTATATTCAGAAGCATAGTTACGAGAGGTCATGATTTCTTTTTGCCTTTACCTTTGCCTTTTTTCTTTTTCATCATGTCTATAGAAATAACAAGCATACCTTTTGCTGCTTTTCTGTAGTCTGTGTTACTGACTCTAGGCTTTTTACTAGGCATTGGCATACCACCACCATATAAAAATCCCATTTTGTTTCTTACTTTTGTAGGTAGTTTAGATAATCCTTTGCCTTTATTTCCTTCAGGAACAGGTTTTAATCCTTTACCACCACCTTGAAACAATTTAACTTTGGCTTGTTTTTTCATTTCTTCTGTCATCTCCATATCTTTTGATGCCACTTTTGTAGGTAATTTTAGTTTTATGCCCTTTGGTAGTTTATCTACATTAGCTAATTTTTGATTAGCTTCTTTTAATTTACTTACAGTTGTGCCTAACATTTTAGCTATTTTACCAATACTGTCTCCACTTTTTGTAGTATAAGTTGCTAATTTATTTTTGACTTGTTGGTCTTTCTTTTTTGTTAGAGCCTGTTCTTCAGCTTGTTTTATTGCAGGACTACTCATGTTAACATCTCCATCTTCTTCTTGCTTGTCTCAAGCGACTATTGGGATTTTTGGCTGCTTTAGGAAACTTTTTCATTTGTCCTGCACTTCTTGCACAGAATGATTTACGTCTAGCTGCTCTTTTACCCTTTGGATTCTTTTCTGTTACTGCTGTTTTAAGTTTTGAACCGGGATTCTGCCTACGATACTTGGCTACACCTTTTTTGGTCATACCTGCACCCTGTTTAGTAGGTCGCATGTCACCACTTTTTTGTGTAAAACCTTTTAATCCACCTCTTTTACGTTTTTCTGCCATGTTGTTTTAACTTTATCCTTTTCAATCATACATTTATATTTCAAAGCATAAAAGTTGGGCATGTACGAGGGTAACTCTACTGCTATCTCATATGCTCTTTCAACACATTGCTTCTCAGTTTTGTATGGTCCTTCTAAATCCTCTAGCGTATGGCATATATTATTTGTACCCATTAAGCATACAAGGACAAATGCCTCAAACATCGTCTAACATCCCTTCATGTTTCATTGCGTTCTCTACGTGTTTTAGTGTATATCTCTTGCCTGTCTTCGCTTCTATTGCTGCACGGACATAAAACACGGAACTATGGGGTATATGTAAGCGATTTAAGGTATTCGTATGTATAGCATGGTAAAATGCTTCTAACATATTCTCTGGTGTATATAGTTTTACTGATTTTCTTGGCATTGTCAAGCCTTATTATTATTTATCACGGAAATAGTCATATAGGGGAAGGTTCATTTAAAGTGTATTACATATATATGTTATTTATATCATTATTATGTGTATACACTCTCCGTGTACAACCTGTTATACATAATTATAACGCACTTTTATTGTTTTGTCAATACCCGTTTTAAAAAATCAATAAAATCAATATGCTAGGAGAGTGGCATTTATCAGTTACTCTTTGTGGTTAACACTTAATTTTACCTATCTGTGTATTTATCTGTATATGCGTACTGTACGGGGGGTGGTGGCAGTGGCATAGTGCGTTGAAAACTGACAATTTTTTGACAAAAGCCTTGTTTCTGCAGGAAAAATAATGTTTTTATGTCCCAAGTTGGGACATTTTACCCATTAAACACTTGATATTGCTAGTTTTTTTCTATTTATAGCAAGTGTTAGTGTATCACTTGCCAATGTTTCACGTGAAACAATGTTAACAATCTCAAAAAGTGATACGTATTTGATGAATGGATGCATACCCTACCCATACCTAGTTTGTTCCTGTTTCGTTCTCATAGTTAACAATGTTAAACAAATACTATGTTAGGCTATTTGGCTTCCACGTTGGATTGCAGCCATTTTTAACGTGTCCCAACTTGGGACATTTGACAATGTTTTGAAAGTATGCATAATCAAAATCATCAAGTCATTAATCAACTAGAAAAGGAAAAACAAAATGACAAATACAAACGCTAAAGATTTTATTTCACTTTATGTAACAAGAGCTAATAGACTTAATAATGACATTTTTAAGGACTTGTCCCAAGGTGTAGATAGTACAACTTATAAGGCTTGTATTGAGCTTACAACTTTATCAAATGAAGAATTAATTGATATGGGTTACAAGGCTTTATTTGAGTACAAGAAAAATTCAAAAGGGAAAAAAGTATTAGTCAAGAAAAGACAATTCAAAAATGATGCTAGTGCTTACAAGTCTATCATTGAGAATATTGATAAGATTGTAGAATTTGCTTCTACACCTGAAGCCAAGGCTTCCAAGGTAAATGGTGTTAGGGGTGTAGTTTCAAAAACTAATGCTTACTTTAACCCAAAAGATAATTCTTCTGACAAGGATAATTCTTCTGACAAGGATAATTCTTCTGATGAGTCCCAAGTTGGGACACCTAGAACTAAAGAGGAAGTTCTTAAAAACTTTGCAGATATTTGGGTTGCAGAATTTGGTGAAGATTTACTTTCTATGATTGAGTATGCAACTTCTGAAGAAGGTGTAAAAATTTCAGATTATTCAGTTGAGCAAGTCGCTAAAAAATCTGCATAAAAAATAAAATCAAGTCCCAAGTCAGAAATGGCTTGGGATTTTTTTTGTGCCTAAATTCTGCTCATCATAATTATGATAGTAGGTTATAGGTTATAGGTTATAGATGATGACAGTAGGTTATAGGTTATAGATTAAGTGTCCCAAGTTGGGACTTCCATGTCCCATTTGACATCTATTCTGTATGTGGTATAGTGTAAGCATACTTAATAAAAGTATTGTTTTCAACGAGTTAGATGTCCCAAGTTGGGACAGAAAGGATAGACATGACAATCACTAAAGGCGAAAGTGCTTACCTCAAACTAGCATTTGAGAATGGGAAGCCTACCCCTGCTAGGTACACCAAAACCCTCAAGTCTTCATGGGACTTCGTACCTAATGCAGAACGTAAGCAAACTATATCCATGTACCCTATCATGATTAGTGGTGCATTGGGTAGCGACAATGCCATGCACGATTACCTTATGGCTAAACGTGATGAGCATAGGCGAAGTGTATTAGACAAAGCTAGTGCATTCGTTAAAAAGCAAAGAGCAAAAATGTCCCAAGTTGGGACTTCAACAAATGAGGAGAAGTAGATGTTAGAAAAATTAGGTGGTATATTTTTATTGATAGCTTCTGTGGTTATTTTAGTTATCATGGGTAATGACATACTCTATAACACAGGACTTATACAACTCGCTATATATACAATGGGTGTACTAGGATTAAGTGGTGCAGTATATACATTATTGAAAATATGATGTCCCATTTGACAATGCTTATATCCTGTGGTAGGGTGTAAGCAAGATAAACATTAACATTTAACAAAGGAGATTTTATATGTTTATTATTTTAGCTACCAAGCCATTAAATGATGGCACTAAGGGTTTTAGATTCAACTTTCTAGGTCAGAAAGGCTTCTACAGAAAAAGAGCTTCTACCTCAAGAGGTTGGACTGTTCAACAAGGCGATACGTTTAAGCAGTATCACATAGGTAAACGTACCCTTGCTTTTGAACACAAAGCACCTGTAAGGCAACTGCGACACTTTGCAGGATAATGTCCCAAGTTGGGACACACCAAGCTAGGCATCTTATAAAACTGCCTACTTAAATTAACCAATATTTGTGGAGTTACATATGTTACAAGCAATTCATACGTCAAAAATGACAGGCAAACTTATTGAGCTAGAGGCTATTAGTGATGATACACCTAGCAATGGCTTTTGTTACGACAGATACATCAAGGCTAAAGAAAAGAATGAAAAGGCAGGATATGTCGTAGATATTTGTGGAGAGTGCTATAGCCACACTATGCTCAGTACGTATCGCAAAAACATGAGACCTGCATTGGCTCGTAATGAGTTCCTTGCAGAACGATTGCTTGAACCACATGAGTTGCCTACATATCTCAAGGCTTTCATGCGACTTGATGCACATGGCGAATTACGTACTGAAACTGTTGATCCTGCGAATGGCAAAGTTATCAGGACATACGATAAGTTTACACACATAGAGAACTTCTGTCGTATTGCAGAACACAACCCACATTGTACGTTTACGTTGTGGACTAAACGCACAGATATTATTAAACCATTTTTTGATTCAAGAGATAAACCTAAAAACCTTATTATCATTTACAGTAATCCAAAAGTAGGTACAATCTTGAGCAAACCACCCAAGCACTTTGACAAGACATTCAATAATGTGCTAGAACATGAATATGTTGACGATCAGAATTGTACAGGTCAAAAGTGCAAGGATTGTTTGTTGTGCTACAGACATGGCACAACAGACATTATCGTTGAGAAAGTAAAAAAGTATTAACACTAACAATGTCCCAAGTTGGGACAAGGAGTATCAAATGAATACAAAAAACATATCATTAAAAACATCTGTACAGAAGTTTATTGATAATACAATACACCCCTATAGGATTGGAGTATGGGATGGGTTCTATAATACTGAAACAAGAGATAATAAATTTAAAGGTATAGATTCACTTGTTCCTAATTACTTATATAATATAGGATATAGCTTTGGAAACTTTCTAAGACAAACAGACGAAGAACAGAGGAGTAGTACATGAACAATCAAGATACATTTCAAAAGATACCTGTTAGGAAAAAGCCTAATACTAAGAATAAAAATATGTGGAAACTTAACAGGAAGATGCAACGTAAACTTAAACAACAACATCAGGAGAAGTTCTATGGAAGTAAAGCTATTTGGAATTAAAGTCAGAGTCTATTGGAATCTACACAAGAAATGTTGGAGCATACAAGACTGCAAAAGTGGTCTTGTTGTTGACCATAGATCAGGTGTAGTTCTTGAAGGTGGCTTTACTGTTCGCAAGGGTGGACAAAAGCGAGTGCGACAAGAGGGCAAGAAGAATGTTCATGCCTTTGCAGTAGGTTATATAAGCGACTACTATGTATCCACCTCTGAAGCTCTAAAGAAGGAGTTTGCAGATTGGGACAGAGTGAAGTATAATCCTTATACAGATGATTACTTTATGCATCAAGGCATGAGTGATAATCAGTACAAGCCTACTGAGTGGAATGAGATTCCAAAAGATTGGGTTGGCATAATACATATGGACACCTCTGAAGGTGGCAACCCTGAAGTTTACATTTAACCATGTCCCAAGTTGGGACACAACACAGGAGATAAACATGAAAGAATACTTTTTTAAAATACACATTGAAGGTATGAATGGCTACCTTTACTATTCAGTAGAGGCAGAGTCAGAACAAGACGCAGTAGACATGGTAGATTACTACATGCAATCTGCACCACACATAATAGAAAAAGATAACAACTACGTTCAAGGTAAGGAGTTAGTATAATGAAGATACATAAATTAGTAGACGTTCTAGGTGCAATCAACGACACAGGTAAGTTAGCTTGTGATATGTACGATCTAGGCAAGAAGCATTATTATTCAGAGGCACAAGGACAAAAGATACCTGTATCAGAGATGGACTTTCAACACTTGATCAGGGCATTTGTTAAGTTGTGTGAGCAAGAAGATATGCTTGACAGATCAGAGCATATGGGTACAACTAAAGACTTAGTTGCTAAGATAGAAAAACTTGATAGCATAGTAAATGAGAAAGATGATTACATAGATCATCTACGTGAGAAAGTAAAAGGCTTGGAAGATACTGTGCAACATTGGTATAAGAAGTACAATGGCTTAGAAGATTCATCAAAGACTAAGGGACATAGATATGTATTCTGTGAGATACCTAACGATGAGTATGGTAAGAAGTTGACTAGAGGTATGAAAGTATATCTTAACAATGAATCTTATACCATGCGAGTACGAGGGCAACATCTCAAGAAAGAGTTGTATGGACAAGGTAAAGCATATCATGGTGCAAACATAGAAGACTGTACACACTTACGAGTTTACATAGATGCTATTTAAACTATTCTACATTTGCTTTGGTGGGGTAATTATGTTATATATTACCTACATCATGGCAATGGCTATAATAAATACATTTTGTGATTGTTTATAACTAGATGTCCCAAGTTGGGACAAAGGAGATTAGAATGTTACCTAATGATAACGATAAAATATTAATTTTAATTGTGACAGGAATAATTGCATTATTCTTTTCATGCTACATAGGAGTCTAATATGAATGTACTAAGTTTATTTGATGGCATGAGTTGTGGGCAGTTAGCCTTACAACGTGCTAACATACCTGTCCATAGATACTATGCTTGTGAGATAGACAAGTATGCTATGGAGATAACACAAAAGAACTTTCCTAATACAATACAGTTAGGAGATGTTACAAAGTTAAAAGATTGGTATGCTACACGTACCCCATACAACTCTGAACCCATAACCCTACTTCTAGGTGGCTCACCTTGTCAAGGCTTCTCATTTGCAGGGGGTCAGTTAGCATTTGACGATCCACGTTCCAAGTTATTCTTTGAGTTTGTAAAAGTTAAAGATGCAATCAAGCCAAAGTATTTCTTGCTTGAGAATGTCAAGATGAAACAAGAGTTCCAAGATGTAATCACAGACTACATGGGTGTAGAACCAATAGAGATAAACTCTAGTTTGTTTTCTGCACAAAGTCGTAGAAGATTATATTGGACAAACATACCTGTTGACATGAACATGAAAGACAAGGGACTAGTGTTGAAAGATATACTGCAAGAAGATCATGGAGAACCACCTGTGCCTATCAACGAGAGAAATGCTAGACACCACAAGCACCCATATCAAAAAGCATTGTGTGCGACTGCTACGATGTACAAGGGTGCAGGTAACAATGGCATGACGATTGTTGACAGACTGATACCTGTAGGCATGGCAGAAGAGTATGCACACTACAACTACCGAGCAACGAAAGAGGTGTATCACATGAATGGTAAAGCACCTACACTATTGACCATGCAAGGTGGCAACAGAGAGCCAAAGGTAGCTACGTATTCTGCAAAGGGTGGTCGCATTGTTAATCGTAGGCTTGATGCAGATGGTGTACGTAAAGATTACCAAATGGATTTACCATTGACACCACAAGTGGAGATACGAGAAGATGACAAGACTAATTGCCTTACTACTGTACAAAAAGATAATGTTGTGGTAGAAGGTATGACGTGGAGAAAGCTCACACCTATTGAATGTGAGAGATTACAGACACTACCTGACAATTACACAGAAGGTGTATCAAAGACACAACGATACAAGATGATTGGTAATGGTTGGACAGTTGATGTGATTGCACACATACTCAAGGGTATGGAGATTGAGAAGAAGTATAAACTAAATGACCCTATATGGGATAAACGATGGACAGATGGAAAGGAGTTATCAAATGGCTAAAAAAATAAAAGAAATAAATAGAATACTAAACTTGACACAACAACAGTCAAGAGAGATACTAAAAATACTTGAAGACTTACGAAGTATTAATGCTAACACAGACGATAAATGCCCAATAGATTACGAACAGGTATGTAACTTAGATAACATGGAGCATACACTTGCTAGGATTGTAGGTGCTAAAGTTGAATGTGAACATGGTCACTACACTAGATGGGGTGGCTCATACGAGTATAAAAAATAGGAGAGTGTACAATGTGGCATAGAATATCAGACTTTTTTAATGTAGATTACAACAAGAAGTATGGAGAAGGCACAAAGTTTGACCTTGACTATGGTAAGTTGTTAATCATAGGACTATGTATTTACATAGCAATCAAGGTATCCTGATGAGTAAAAAATATCACGATTGGGTCTACATGGCAGATGACTCAATGAACAAAGTATTAAAAACAGTAGTAGTAGCACTTCATGTCTATGGACTTTGGGTGTTTCTACAAGCATTATGGGAGAAGTATATATGACTAAAATAGTACACGACACATGGCAATCAGTCATGAATCATGAACGTAATCCATTACGACACGTACCTGACTTGAACACTAGGCACATGGTCATGCAAGTATTAGCATGGATGTGGTGCATAGTATTCTCTATGTACTTTGGTAGTATGTGGGTGTTTGGTATAACTGCGATTGCTCACGTGTTTATTATATGTGCAGTTGTATTAACTGTAGCTACATTTGAAACTGCAAAGAGAAAGCCTACATTCTTCTTGAAGAAAGGTTACCATACACCAAGCAGAAGTAGATACATGTACTACAAGGGCAAGAGAATCAAATATGACGATAATGACAAAGGGGGAGAACATGAATAATGTATAAATACTCATTAGGAACTGAAGTTCAAGGAGCAGAATATATTCAAGGAGATCTCATTTCAATAGCTGAAGGTAAAATAATAAAAAGAAAAAGATGGAGTGGAGAAAATTGGTATACCTTAGATGTAGGAAATGTTTATTTAGAAGATGAAATAAAGGAGATAACACATGAATAGATAATATATGGAGAGACCAAAATGATTTTTAAATTAAATAGAATTAACCCTATAGCTAGATTACTTGCTTATACAAGGAAAAGAAAACAAATCGTACCACCCAAAAAGGGTAAAGGTTCATATAACAGAAAGAACAAACATAAACGATTTGACAATTCTTAATGTACCTTATATAAGCAAGTATCACTTAACCAAAGTCCCAAGTTGGGACATAATTTTTGAAAGGAGACTAACATGCCATTAGATTCATACACACCAAACCTCTACACATTAGAGGGTACAGACCTAGACTTCAAAGTGAAGTATGAGGACACTAAGTTTGCAGGTAAACGATACGTAAAAAACTCTGTTACAGGAGAATACATAGGTATCGTAGGAGATAAGTTCTCAACTGTAAATCACGTAAACTTCTTCAATGGTATCAAGAAAGTCATACAGGATAACAGACATCCTCATGACCTTGATGGTGCAAAGGTAAAAATAAAGACAGGAAGAAACAATGCCTTTGTATTCTTAGACATTACATTACCAAACGTGAAGCACACAATCACGACATCTAAACATCAAACAGTAATCAATGAGAGGATCATTGCTCTGCATGGCATAGATGGTTTAACATCTAACCAAGTATACTTTGGTGCTATTGATAGCTTCTGTTCCAATGGACAAGTTGGTGGAGAGTTTGACCTCATCAAGATGAAGAACACAAGTGGCTTCACTATGGGCAGACTGATTGCAGAAGTTAAGTTAGCCAAGAGTAACTTTGACTTACGTTGTGAGATGATGCAGAAGTGGGCAAACATACCACTCAACGTGGATGGTAAAGATTTCTTGGGTAAGCTAATTAAGTCAGAGACTATGGCTAAGAAGATGTACGAGTTAGCTTGTCAAGAAATATCTAGACGAGGTAAGAATGTTTATGCTCTGTATTCTGCCTTCACTAATTACGCATCATACGCAGATGAGAGGAATGGCTTCAACATACGTAACACAGGCTTTGATACAAAAGCAGAGACTATGTGGAAGAGAGAACAAGAAGTCGCAAAGTGGATTTCTTCACCTCAGTTCAAGTCATTATTGGTGGCATAATGAAGGTTGAAGATTTACTCAATGAGTATTATATATCCTTTGAATACAATAACTTACGAGCAGAAACTAAAGCACAATATAAGTATTTCTTAGGTATAGTTTGCTCTACAAGTGTGGTTGATGGTAAAGAGTTAGGCAGTTATAAACTGTCTAGCTTGACCACCAAACTCGCAAAGTTGTCTTACAACAAATGGTGTGAGAGAGGTGTGTCACTTGCCAATCATCTTATGTCTGTCATCAGAGTCTTGCTTAATTATGGAATCAACATGGAGCATTGTCACATGAATCCATTTAGCAATATCAAAAAACGTGTCGTTGCACATAGAAAAGTTGTTTGGACAAAAGAAGACGTTATCAGGTTTCTTGATACTGCTTACTCTGATTTTAAAACAAGAAGCATTGGCTTGATTGCACATATGGCATATGAATGGTGTCAACGTATTGGGGATATGAGACTTCTTGAGTGGTCTAACCTTGATTTAGATGCTAAACGTATGCAGATAGAACAGTCTAAACGAAGAGCACAAGTATTTTTACCTATATCAGACGAGTTACATGAAATGTTAGTACAACAAAAAGATGATTATGGGTTTCAAAAGTATGTAGCACCTCGTTCAAGACCATTTAAAGGGTCATACAAGCCTTATTCACTAACAAAGCTACCCATAATGGCTAGAAAAGTTATGACCTCTGCAGGACTCTCTAATGAGCTACGATTAAGTGACTTACGTAGAACAGGCACAGTTGAAATGGTTGATGCAGGTGTTTCTATGGGTAATATTATGTCTGTAACAGGTCATGCTAACCCACAATCAGTGAAACCTTACATGAAAAATACATTCACAAGTGCTAACTTGGCACTACAGGCACGTAGAAATTTGACAGATCACGAAACGTGTGCTACAAGCATGTTAAGTGCCGACAAGGAAGGATATATATAATAACATGTATAATGTATACACATATATTGAAGACTTAGATATACGTAATGGAGAAACAAAGAGAATGAATTGTCCTGAGTGTAAATCTTACAAGACATTTACTGTTACAAATAACATGGGTTCTCTCGTATGGAATTGTTACAAAGCATCTTGTAGTGTACGAGGTAGTTCACGTATTCACATGACTGTTGAAGAGATACGTGATATCAACAAGGTGTCCCAAGTTGGGACATCATTTGAAATGCCTGAGTATATCGTGCCACATAATCACAGACGAGAGGTCATGAACTTTTGTGAACTGTGGGACTTAGATGTAGATACAGTTGATTTGTTATATGATGTCAAAGAAAGTAGAGTTGTCTTTCCTATCAAAGATAATGGCAGGATTGTTGATGCTACAGGTAGATCAGTCTACAGGAAACTGCCAAAGTGGAAGAGGTATGGTTCTTCGGACTTGCCTTTCTCGTTTGGTTGTGGTAGTATCGCAATAGTAGTAGAGGATTGTGTTAGTGCATGTGTCATTGGCAGTGATGTATATGTTGGGGTAGCTGTGTTGGGTACATCATTATCAGATTCACACAAGATGTTCCTTTCACAGTTCTCTACTGCAATAATAGCACTTGACCCTGACGCACTACCCAAGTCCTTTGCATTTGCCAAAGAGTTAAGATCACATGTCAAGGATATTAAGATACTCAAGTTGCATGACGATTTGAAATATAGGAAACAAGAAGACTTAGATAATTTAAAACTATTAACCCCAAAGGAGACACAGATATGGAATTAGCATTGATAAGAAGTTTGATGGATAAATCATTTTATGATTCCCATCGTGGAGCAAAGTGTCCTGACAGATTGTTTAGTAAGGATGCTAGAAAGATAAAGCAGACAATAGACAAAGCCATGAGTAGGTATGAAAGGACTGTGACACCTGATGAGATTGAAGCACTCTTCATGTCAAGCAATCCAACTCTTACTACTGCACAGAAACAAGCATACTCGCATCTGTTTAAACAGGTAAAGAACGAGCAACCAATGGGAGAGGATGTAGCACAAGAGGTGCTATCTAAACTGTTTCAACAAGTTGTTGGCGAAGACATTGCAAACATAGGCTTTGATTACGTGAATGGTTCTCACTCGTCATTAGAACCTATACGCAACATACTAGAAGTATACGGAGATGATTTTACACCTAACCTTAACGTGGAGTGGGATGACATGGAGATTGATACATTATTAGCTAAGAATGATTTGGAAGCACGTTGGTCTTTTAACGTGCCAAGTTTAACAAGACAGGTGGAAGGCATCAATGCAGGACATCTAATAGAGATAGGAGCTAGACCTAACACAGGTAAGACGAGCTTTCACTCAAGCATAATAGCAGGTCCTGATGGCTTGGCACGACAAGGTGCTAGTTGCATCATCCTGTGTAACGAAGAAGGTAGCCACAGAGTTGGTGCAAGATACTTGACTGCATCAACAGGCATGACCATGCGAGAGATAAAAAGTAATCCGAGTAAAGCACGTGACTTGTATGCACCTGTCAAAGATAACATCAAGATAAAAGATGCAACAGGTCGTGACATGGCTTGGGTGGAGAGTGTGTGTAAGACATACCAACCTGATATCGTTGTGCTTGACATGGGAGACAAGTTTGCACGTACAGGTGGTTTTGCAAGGACAGATGAAGCACTCAAGGCAAATGCAGTTCATGCTCGTATGATTGCAAAGGAACATAAGTGTGCAGTCTTTTACATGTCACAACTATCTGCAGATGCAGAAGGTAAGGTGTTGCTTAATCAGAGTATGATGGAAGGCAGTAGAACAGGTAAGGCAGCCGAAGCAGATTTGATGATTCTCATCGCCAAGAATCCACCAAGACAAGAGGATACTGAAGAGGATTTACAAAGACATTTAAATGTGGTAAAGAATAAACTTACAGGATGGCATGGTGTCGTTCATTGTAATTTGAATTACAGGGTAGGAAGATATGAAGCATGACACAATTTAGTTTATTTAAAGAGTTGCCACAAAAAGAGAATCCATTTGTTGATGGTGTTGTATGTATAAAGTGTGGCATACGACAACCTATAACACATTACTCTGTTATGAAAGCAGGAGAGATAAAGAGAACCTGTAGATCATGTAGAAAGGGTCACAAGGAAATATTAAATAAATTAAGAAAAGAAAATGCTTATCCTGATAAAGATTATTCGTGTGCTATATGTGATAGGACACTAGAGGAACTAGGTAAACATGGACAGACTAGATTACAGAATTGGGTACTAGACCATTGTCATGACACTAATACCTTCAGAGGTTGGGTGTGTCATAAATGCAACACAGGACTAGGTGGATTCTCTGATGACTTGACTATTATTGAAAGAGCAGTTATATACTTAAAGAAACATAAGGAAAGATTAAATGAAACTAACACTTGATGTAGAAAATACAACAACAAAAAGAGATGGTAAGTTACATCTTGACCCCTTTGAACCAAACAATAGATTGGTCATGGTAGGTTGTCTAACAGATAAAGGCGAAGAACATTTATTTAGAGACAACTTTGATGGTGTACAAGAATTGATTGACCAAGCAACTATACTGATAGGACATAACATAGCTTATGACTTGATGTGGATATGGGAGTGTGGATTCAAGTATGATGGTCCTGTCTTTGATACAATGCTTGGTGAATACATATTACAAAGAGGTCTCAAAGAACCATTGCACTTGAGAGACTGTGCCATCAGGTATGACTTGGATACAAAGAAAGAGGATACACTTAAAAATTACTTTGCTAAAGGTTACAATACAGATGAGATACCTGCAGATGAATTATCATATTATCTGTCTGCAGACTTACATGCTACACAACAACTAGCAGATGCAATATACAAGAAACTTAATACACCTGAGTATAGTGATTTGATGAACTCTGTTATCTTGACTAACAAAGTATGTGTTACACTTGCCAAGATTTATAAGAATGGTTTCAAGGTGGACAAAGATGCACTAGATAAAGTTAGAGTAGAGTTTGAACAAGAGAAGCAGGACATTGAGAAAAGATTGAAGCAACAGGTGCAGAACTTGATGGGAGATACACCTATTAATCTTAATAGTCCTGAACAAATGTCTTGGGTTATCTATAGTAGGAAGCCTAAAGACAAAGCTATGTGGGCAAACAGTTTTCATAAATATATGGATGATAGTAGTTACCGAGATACAGTAAAAGAAAATTCAACATTAGTTTACAAGACAAATGCAGTTAAATGTAAAGACTGCTTTGGAGAAGGTTACATTAGGAAGATAAAGAAAGATGGTAAGCCATATGCTAATCCAAGCAGATGCGTATCATGTAATACTTTGGGATATCATTTTGTACCTACAAAGAACATAGCAGGACTAAAGTTTTCTGCACCATCTTCTAAGTGGGTTAGTGCAAATGGTTTCACTATCAATAAAACATATTTAGACATACTAGCTAATGTTGCAAAGAAAAATAAGATGCAAGATGCAGTAAACTTTTTAACTGATCTACAAAGATTGTCTGCTCTAGATACTTATCTATCTTCGTTTGTTGAGGGTATAAATGCTTACGTTAAACCTGATGGTATGCTTCATGTGAGATTACTGCAACACAGAACATCAACAGGCAGGTTTAGTGGAGCAGATCCTAACATGCAGAACATGCCTAGAGGTGGTACATTTCCTGTAAAGAGAGTGTTTGTATCACGTTGGGAAGGTGGTAAGATTCTAGAAGCAGACTTTGCACAGTTAGAGTTTAGAACTGCAGCTTTCTTATCTAATGATGAAGTAGCGAAAAAGGAGATTGAAGATGGATTTGATGTGCATAGCTATACTGCTAGTGTTATTAGTAATGCAGGGGAAGAGACTTCTCGCCAAGAAGCGAAAGCACACACTTTTGCACCCCTCTATGGAGCGACAGGATTTGGGAGAACGAATGCTCAAGCTACATATTATAAACACTTCACAGAGAAGTACAAAGGAGTCGCACTATGGCACTCCAAATTGGCTAAAGAAGCTCTGAATACAGGTATGATAACTACACCATCAGGTAGACAGTTTTCATTCCCTGATGTTCAGAGAAAAAGAAATGGTACAGTATCTCACTTTACACAGATAAAAAACTATCCTGTGCAGAGTTTTGCAACTGCAGATATTGTTCCTCTCGTGCTTGTTCACATTGAAAAGGAGCTTGACAAACATAAGTCATGTGTGGTAAATACTGTACATGATTCTATTGTAATAGATGTACATCCAAGTGAGGAAGATGTTGTTTTAAATATTATACGTGACACTAATAAGTCATTGATAAATATGATTAATTTAGAGTTTAGCATACAGTTTGATGTGCCACTTTTACTAGAAGCAAAGATGGGTAGTAATTGGCTTGACACCAAAGATGTATCGTGATATAACTATGATTCTTTTGAAAGGAGTAAATTAAATATGACAGAATTAGTTACAATAAATACTGAAAGTTATGCTACTATGGCGAAGGCAATGGGATTGCCTACAAGTAGTGGTGAGAAGAAAACAAATGTCTTGAATAGGTTTAGAATATGGCACAATCCAACCATGGGTATGGGTCAAGCTAATGGTAAATCTGTTAAGATGGAAGTCGTTGAGGGTGGTATGTATAGATTAGAAATACCGGGTGACCCTAGCATTTTTTATTTCTCTGAGAAGGTAGAGTTTAGACCTTTCTTACAGAGATTCATGTACAAGAAGTTTAAGCAGAATCGCAATGCAAAAGATGGAGAAAAGCAGGGTGGTTATGTAAAGACAATTATGTCTGATACACTAAACATTGATTTAAAAGATAACGATGGTACTTTTAACTGTGGTAAACCTGCAGGTTATGTAAAAGACTTTCAAGCATTACCTGAAGACACCAAAAAGTTAATAAAAGAAATAAAAAGAAACAGAGTTGTTTTTGGTCTTGTAAAGATGATTGATCCTGTGAAAGGTATTGATGGCAATGAAATAGAAGACTTATCTCAATTTCCTGTAATATGGGAGATAGACAATAGGGATGCCTATAAAGCAATAGGAGATGTATTTTCTAGATTTGCTAAGATGGAAGCCTTACCTCTTCAACATGTTATAAAGTTAGAAGGCACTAAGGAGAACAAACTAAACAATGGTGGTAGTTTTTATACACCAATAGTTCAGTTAGATACATCCAAGAAGGTGGAGATAACAGAAGAAGATCATAAAGTGTTTGGTGACTTTCTTGATTGGGTAAAATCATACAATGATGGAATAGTTTCTGCATGGGACACTAGAGTTTCTGAGAAACAAGATGAAGTATCTGAAGAAGATATGGAAACTGTTGAAGACTTCATTGATGTAGAAATGGATAGCGATGCTAAGTAATAATGCTTTCAAAGCACATGGTATCAACTACCTTTCACCTAGTAGTATAAATACATATATTAGTGACCCACCTATGTGGGTTGCTAGGTATTTGTTTAAAGTGAAATCATCAAGTGGTGCAGGTGCAATAAGAGGTATTGCATCAGAGTTTGTACTTGCTAATAAATATAAAGAAGGCAAGTTTGATTATAATATGTTAGATATGAAGTTCATGACATTGTGTACTGAATCTATGATTGATTTAGGAGACAAGAAAACAGAAAAAGAAAGGAGCTTATTAAAGAACTTTGGAAACATAATTGATGAAAACTTTAAGTATGAAGATTTAGAAGACTATCAAGAAAAAGTTGAGGTGCAATTAGATGATCTACCTGTGCCAATAATGGGTTACATAGACTTTAGATTTAAAGATAAAATAGTAGACTTGAAAACATCTACTAGAATGCCATCACAACCAACAGAGGCACAGAAGAGACAGATGGCATTATATTCTATGGCATACCCAAAGAATAGTGTTGACTTGTTTTTTGCTACACCTAAAGAGCATAAGACATTCACACTTAAAAACTTAACCTCATACAAGAAACAACTTGAGAAAGTTGCTTACAGTATACAGAGGTTTTTGTCTATCAGTGATGATAAGCATGAGTTAGCTTCTTTTGTTTATCCTAACCTAGATTCATGGATGTGGAATGGTAAGATGAAAGAAGAAGCAAAGAAAATATGGAGCATAAAATAATGACTACAGATGCAAAAAAGATAGAAGAACTTAACAAGGACATTGAAACTATGGAGAAAGAATTAGCAGAAGCTAAGAAAACTCTACGTGAGATGAGAACCAAAGGTTTAAGAGAAGCTATGGAAGCTAAGAAGTTAGCAGACGAAGCAGTAAAAGAAGAGATGAAAGCTCTTGGTGTTACTTATTCTCATGATTCTTATGAGTTCAATCCGTTCACAGGTTGGAGAAGACTACTCTAGTGTCTCCACATAGAGAACGTAGAAATGCTATCAAGCATGGGTATAGGAGTGGATTAGAGCACAAGCTATCTATCTACTTGAAAGAGAATAAGTTTAAATTTTCTTATGAATCTATTAAGATAGAATGGGAAGACTTAGCCTATCGCACCTATACCCCTGACTTCATCTTAGACAATGGCTTGATTATAGAAACAAAAGGAAGGTTTCTAGCTTCTGATAGACGTAAACATTTGGCAATACAAAAGCAACATCCTAAACTAGATATTAGGTTTGTGTTTACAAATAGTAAAGTTAAGTTGTATAAGGGTTCTAAAACTTCTTATGCACAATGGTGTATAAAACACAAGTTTAGATATTACGACAGAATAATACCTGAAGATTGGTTAAAAGAAAAAGGTAAAAACAAACACCTATCTTTCATAAAGTTTGTTGGCAAAAAAGTAAGGAGATAATATGACACATTACAATAACAGAGGAAACCATTTTTTTATAGAAGTAATACCATCTATTGATGAGAAAGGTCAGTGGGATGGTAAATATCAACTTGCCATACAAGCTAGACGAGCAAACATAGATGATGATTC